GACCCCCCTAACATCTCTGATGTTAGGAGGGACCCCCTGTTGGACAGCTACGTTTTATACTAGTCTAGCTCTAGTTGATTAATACGAATAAGTCTATAAATATGATGACTGTTACTTCCGTGTTAATCACGGAGGTAGCTTTTGTCTATTTATAGCATCGATTAAGATGCTTTAGCGAAACGAAAATATTTAGTTAGTTATTCATTGTTTTTCCAGTACCTGGTCTGTAACTAGGTGGTAAAATTGCCTGAATTTTGCGAAAAATTCTAAAGATAATTGAGTGGTGTTGCGCCCACCCAATTAAGACAAGTGATTTGAAACGGTAGATTTAGATTACATAGGAATATTTTGGTCATTTAGACCTTTGTAATTTATGATAATTTACCATCCCCCCCTTCGGGGGGGGAACTTAGCAATTTCTGCTGACGAAGAAATTGTTATTTTATTTAATCGTTAAACTCAATTGTTATTGTGTTGAAACAATTGTTTAGTTTGTACTTCGGTACAGACATAATTATTACACATCTGATTTAATTTATTTGATTCAGATATTCTGTGTTGTGTATAGAGAGTGAAACTCTTATATGATAATGTTCCACTAGCGTGTTGTAGGTGTGAGACTTGAGTACTCGCTACAATTTGGAAATAGCTCTGTAATTGGAAAAGATCTTTTTATATACGAATATCATAGTTGCTCACGAGAGCGTAATTATTTGATGATTTATATTAATGAAGTGCGGAGATTTTAACCGCTATTTATATGAAGATTTTGATTAATAATAAATCACATAATTAAGATTGCCATGGAAATGCACGTTTATGTTCTTTTCTGACAAAGCAACCATTTGTAGATTTGGGAGAAGCTTTGGTTAAGAATGTGTATTGTTACCATGTATTTTGAAATTGTGTAGTCGTTTGGCCATAAAGGTCAGATTGATTTGTTTTTATGATTTGTTGGATGTAATTATGTTTTAGGATCCAAAAGAGATAATACCTATTATATATAGTTTGAAATACCGTTGGAAAGTATTTTAAATGGTAGGATTATTTCCAGGACTTGGCCCTGGGTAGAGATACCGAGACCAAGACAAGGGGAGGAGAGACTGATGCCTTCCTGACCGTATACTTGCGCGTTGCCCAACGCAAAAGCCGATGCGGCACTCTTAGGAGAACCTGTTAAATAGTATGTTATTTGCATACGTATCACCAAATTGTGTAATTAACCCGGTTTGACACTCCGGATCCCTGGATTTTAACAGATTTAGGTTACAAACCTTTGTTGCCGAAAATAATTTTTCAAAAACAAAAAACCAGATGTTTGGAGGTAGCACACAACCTCAAGAGATGGATTTCTCGAAACAGTTCGCTGCGAATAAGTATCGTAGGCGGGCAGAAAGTAGGCGTAAAGAGATTATCAAGAACAAGAAGAATATTGAAAGTGAATATGAAGATCTTGTTAAGGATATTAAAAGGTTACGTTTACGGAAGGAAAATAAAGCCCTTGCTAGGAGTCTTAAGAAATTGGACGATTTGAAGAAGGAGAAAAAGCGGATGAAGCGTATAGCTCATACAATGGCAACACCTAATGCGGAATTAGTTCGGCAATATGGTGTGCCTTTGCTTGATGTCTTACATTCAGTGATTGAAGCTGCAAAAACAGCTCGCGATTATGTTGGTGAGGATTTATTGAAGTTTTTGTTGGATTTATTTACAACGTTATATAACATATATAAGAATCCCGAATGGACGGGAGTACTTTTAAATGTTACCAATTTCTTTGTAAGAAATTTTCCACAGAAGCATTCAGATTTGGCTTTATCTTGGTTTAAGCAAGCTTTTGAAATTGCTTTTATGCAAGCTGATGGAAAAGTTTCATATTCTGATTATATTTTATCATTTTTTAAGATGTCAGATTCTTTATTGAATGATAGAGTATGGGGAAATATTAGTGATTTCTTTACTAAAATAATGACTTTATATGCTGCAGGAAAAGAAATGATTTCTGTAGAAACATTGAATTTTGATGTCATTTGTGAAAAGTTTAGAGAATTCAGAAGTAAAATACCTGATCTTTCGGATGTAATTGAAATGGCTTTTGAAGCTTACAAGTTTGTTACAGGAAATTGGGCCAATATTTGTTCTGGTGATTGGAGTAAATTGTTGTTAGGTCGTGATGAAACAAAAGTTTTTGAGCTGGAAGTTCGTGAACTCGAACAGGCTTATAATTTTGTTTTGTCCGGTCAGGAGATTGAGCTTAAGAATGTGTATGGTATTACACCAGATTCTTATGAAGCTCGCCTGAAGAAAGCTGTAGAGACTGCAAAGAAATTGATTGTGCGTGCTACAAGCGTACAACAACGTATGAGTGTATCGAATTTTATTCGGAAATTAACAGAAATGCAATCTAATTTATGGGCACGAAAAGCTGATGCTCCTTCAAAGGAAGAGGCATATGCTATTAAAATGTCAGGACCATCTAGTTGTGGTAAATCAACCATGATTAAATTGATGTCCAAGACTATTTTAAATGCGTATAACCGTAATCCTTCTGAAGGTGGTAATGTTGTTTTTACAAATCTCGATGAGAGTTTTGAATCAACTATTTTACCGTCGCATAAGATTATTGTTGCCGATGATGTTGCTAATAATAAAAATAATAAGCCAAATTATGATAGATTATTAAATTATGTTAATACGATTCCACGACCGTTAGAAAAAGCTTCTGCGGAAGAAAAGGGTAAATATTATCCAGGTAATGATGCAGTCATTGCAACAACAAATGATGAAACTATTAGGGCTATGGAATGTTCTGTATGCCCAGAAAGTATTCTTCGACGTTTTGCATTGGATGTTGACGTATCTATTCGTGAAGAATTTCGAAATGAGTTTGGTGGTCTTAAGAAACAAGATACACTTCGATTTGATGTATATTCTTTAGTTTTGAAACGATTTCATTATATAGAGACAAATGCAAAAGGAGATCAAAGCATTGTTTGGGATGTGATTCCACGTGCTGAGTGGAATTCACACGAAGATGATGAACATGATTTTCATGCTATGTGTTCTTTTATTGCTAAAGATATTGCGAGACATAGAAGGCGCCAACAGAGTCAAACAGTTATTCAAAAACAATTGGATGATTGTGATTTCTGTGGTGTTTGTAAATGTCCCGATATTATTTGTTCTTGTGCTTCTCATAATGTATTAAAAGATGAAGGAGTAGAAGCAGTAGCAATGATGATGAATATACAAAATTATTGGCAGGGTATGAATACTCATGAACTTTGGGACTTACGGGTTTCATTGACTAACATGGGTTTCTTATTCAAGAATACATCGAAAACGACTATTTTGTGGTACAGGATGTATAAGGATAGAAATTGTTATGCGCGAGGATTTATGGTTTTGATGTTGAGTGGATTGTTATGTACAATTTTAGGTACAAAATTAACTCAAACTTTATCATTTTCATCCTTAGGGTATTTATGTGTTTTATATACTAGAACAATTAGACAAATTGACGAAGAGATTTCTCGACGCCAAGATCGATTGTCTAGTTTATGTGAGGACATATCAACCCATTTGGAGAATAATTCTCGCAAATATTTTGCTATTAGTGGTGGTATTTTTCTAGCTTATGGTTTTTATAAGGCATTGAAGCCATTTTTAGCTAGTAAGACACAGGATAAGAGTACTTACCTTGATCCATTAGTTGATCAGTTTGCGAAAACACTTGATTACCCTGCAAAGGGTGAACATGTGTTTGAGATTCAAGATCAAAGGGACTACAAGGAAGGTTACTCGAGATTGCCACCAAAGGATACAGCTATTTCTAGAACAACGACAAGTTCAGATTTGCAACGTTCTTTGGCGAGGGCATTACGTGTGGTTGTCACGAAATCAAAAGGACATGTATATGGTACAGTGAATGGAATTATGGTTGCATCTAATGTAATTATGGTTCCTGCTCATGTGGTACCTTACGTGTTTCCTTTTGATATCGAGACGACAACTACGCCTGGTGTTCCGAGTGCCAGGACGAAAGATCAGAAGTTAACAGAGGAATATTGTTATATTGATCGCGAACGTGACCAAGCGTTTATACATTTAGCGTCTAGTCCTGCTAGTACTGATTATTCAAAATTTTTCCCAGAAGAATATCCCACATTTTATAACAGGTCAACTGTTTTATTGTGGAAATCTCCTGAGAATGAAGTGAAAATTAGTAAACAGGCTGCACGTCCAACACATGAAAAAGTTAGGTATGCAGGTTTTCTTGAACATCCTGGATGGTTATGGGGACAACGGAGAAAATTTACAATTCTCGAAATCTCCAAAGGTGAAGGCTTATCATACAAAACTGAATTTCGTGGTTTTGGTGGACTGTGTGGAGGTTTAGTAGTTGATGCTAATGCTGGTATTATCTATGGTTTCCATGTTGCGGGTGTTCCTAATACTCATCAAGGTTGGAGTACTTGTGTTTTACAATCACACATTAAAACAGCTATGTTGTCATTGAAAAAGACAAGTCCCAGTCTTGTAGTTCATTCTGCAAACACTGTTTCAGTGGACACATATGATCTTCCTTATTCTCTATCAAATGAGAAACCGCTTTATTTACGTGAAGATGGTACGGGAGACAAGACAATTGTGTCTTATCTGGGAAAAGTATTGAAGAATGGACAACCTTTAGAAAGTCGTGCACGTACACCATATATGCATACACCTTTTAAAGGAGTTGAGGAAAATTTAGGTGCTCGTAAGCATCGGCCGCCAACTAAACCTAATGATGTTGCAAAAGGAATGAAAACTTTGAATAAATTGATGAATCCTGTACAACATTATGAGGGAGATATTTTAAGGTTAGCGATTGCCGATTATAAAGAACACACTTTGGATGCTATTCGTAATGATCCAGAAGCTGCTGATATCTTGAGAATTTATTCGCAAGAAGAAGCAATGGATGGAATTGGTAAGTTTGGCTTAGGTGGTTTACCAAATGATACTTCAGCTGGTTTTCCTATACAGAAATCAAAGAAACATTGTTTGAAACGTGATATTATGGATGAGTCACTTGTCCAAGTACCGCGTGAATTTAATGATAAATTTGATATACAAAGCGAGATAGATAGAGTTTGGGAAAGTTGGCGTCAAAGCCTACGCTCAGAATCTATTTATAAAGCTAGTAGTAAGGTTAATGAGCTTTTACCTGAAGAGAAAGCAAGAGATAAGGTTAGGAAATTTTACGGAAGTTCTTTTGCCAATTTTGTTGCCTCTCGACGGGTTTTAGCAGGTATTCCACAAATTATGAAGAAACATTGGAAAATAACAGAATGTTTAGTTGGAATTAATCCTTTATCGAAAGAGTGGGACGAGTTTCATAAATATTTAACAGAATACAGTACAAAGAATATGATTGCTGGAGATTTTTCTGGCTTTGATACGAGGATGGCAGCGCAGATTACGGCTGCTGCTGCAAGAATTATGGTTTCTTGGTATAAAGAAGTTGGGTGTACAGATGAAGAGATTTGCTTGATTGAAGGCGCTCTTTCAGATATTGTGCATCCAAATATTCTTTTTGATGGAGATTTGTATCGTTTTGCAAATGGAAATCCATCAGGAAATTTAATTACAGTCCAATTGAATAGTATTTGTAATTCTATTATGATGCGGTATGTGTATTATGCTATGATGCCTAATATTAAGGAAAGATTTGCTGAAAATGTTAGATTAGGTACATATGGGGACGATAATGCTATGTCTGTTAAGCAGCATTGTTCTTGGTATACACACACATCGTGTCAGAGAGAATTTGAGAAATTAGATATTGGTTATACAATGGCAGATAAAGGTTCTGTTTCACGCCCTTATATTGGGATTGATGAAATTTCTTTCTTAAAGAGAGGTTTTGTGAGACATGAAACGCTTGATATCATTGTAGGACCGATAGAAGAGGACTCTATTCTTAAAAGGTTTCATTGGGTAAAGAAACCGAATGACACCCCTTTGTCTTTTTCAGAACAATTTGGAGCTTATACTGATGGAGCTCTTCGTGATAAGTACCTTTACGGGCGCGAATTATATGAAGAGTTTTCACAGAAATTGCAAAATATTGTTGATTTGAATGAAGATTTGAGAGGTGTTGTTAATTTCATCCCGTATGATGAAATGACCCAAATTCTGAGACCAGATTATTCAGATGATTATGTAAACAGAAATGTGAAGCTTTTCACTGAATCTTGTGGTATCTCAGGAGAGGATATTGATTATGACTGTGAATAGGTCAAATTAGTATGTTCTATAAATTTATTTTATATGTCTTTTCACCCCAATTGTAGACAGGTCTCCACGGAGAACAGAGAGGGGGCTTTGTACTGATTACGGATAGAGAAATTTCGTCAGTTTTCTCTAGACGCTTGCAGAGCAGTATTTTAGACGAGAAGGTAATATAGATTAACCAGCTATATTGTCTTATAAAATTCAGTGGTTACAAATTATGAATTAAGTAAAATGTATTATAAAATGTATACTATATGTAAAAATATTTGTATATTAATTGCAACAATTTCAACAACTTTAGGTTTTATTGCTTCGGCATTTAGCCAATTTTGTATAGTTGAGGAATTGTTGTCCAAGGTATCTGCCGTTCGTTGTGGTGCAGAGAACTTGGTTGGCATGTCAAAACAGCAATATGTGGATCGATTAACTTGGGTTAAACAGTTAATGCGATTTAATTTGTTGAATTGGCATGATCGTAAAAATTTTGAAAGGGTATCCCATGTTTTGGAGACTTTGAAGCTTGACAATTCGAATGGTTCGATTCGAAGACAGCCTTATTGTATTCTTCTTACCGGATATCCAGGATGTGGTAAATCCAATTATGCTCTAAAATTAGCTACGGCTTGTTTGAAAGCAAAATATGGAAAAGCGTATTCGAGCGATATCGTTGCCTTGAATGAAACGGATGAATTTCAATCTGAGTTTAGGACTTCGCACAAAGTTGTCATTTTTGATGATTTAGGTGCAGAGAAACCAGGACTCAGTTCGAGCAATCCATGGAGAAAGGTAATTGATTTCGTGAACAATATCCGAAAGACTTCATTGAATCCAAACGTTGAGATGAAAGGTAATGTTTATATTGAACCTGATTTAGTTATAATAACAACAAATTTAGCAAATGACCTTAATACTGGTTTTTACTGTCAGGCACCTAGTGCTATTTACAGGAGATTAAAGAAGGTTTTATTTCTAGATAAAGATTTTATTAATGCTAGACAGATTAATATCAATAGAGGGCCTAGGCCTGATAATGTATCAACTTTTACCAGAGTATTCGATACTACGTGTTGCAGATGGGAATTTGGACCCTCGTCTCCAAGGACCATGATTCGAAATGAAGTCGTAGAAGATTTTCTTCTTTTTGATGAACAACAAAAAGCTTTTGTGAATGACACCAATTCTATTTTAGATGAGGTTGATAACAAAAATACTTTACGTTGTTTTTATGATGATGTTGTGCGCCCTTTTATGCCAGTGGTTTGCAATTTCCCTATTAGTGTGGAAAAGCAATTGCCCTGGTATGAGAGAGTGTATCGCTCATTATGTCAAAAAGAAGAT